GATAGCAGCCCGAGTACGTGCCGCCTGCGGTGATGGTGATCGGCGCGCAGACCGGTGGCGGGGCTGTAGTGGTCGCTGCCGTAGTGGTGGGCGGAGGCGCACCCTGAGTAGCGGTTGCTACGTAGTCGTAGCTGAGTCGCCCCACGTAGAGTTTACCTGCGGTGGTCACCCATCGCACCTTGAATGCGCCACTGCTGAGTAGCACCACCGCATGCTGATACGGTAAGTCGGCCTGCCCGTAGGCGGGCCACAATAGTTCGACGTTGACACTGGCCACGTTCGAGAATGGCAGCTGCACTGGTGGGCTGTAACCGTTCGCGTCGGTGGTGACAGCGGCGATACTGCCCGAGTCGAACTGGCTTGGGGTGCCGCCTGAGCTTGACGCCGCAATCCCCAGGCCCACCAGACTAGCTACAATCGCACCTGCTACAACTGTTCTGATATTCATAATCCCCACTTACGAGAACGTGATGGTAGCGGTAGCGGTCCACACTTGGCCGGACGCCTTAGTGCCCTGGGCAATGCTGGTCTTATGGTTGAACAGCACCGCGTTCACCGTGTTACCGGAGGTAACCGTAGCCGTACCAATATCCAAACCGAACTCGTTCCAGGCGAAGTTACCATCAGCACTTGCGAAAGTCGCAACTGCCGTAAGTACCGCAACTGAAACTGAAACCGTGCTGGTCTGGAACCAGCGGTTAGCAGAACCAGCCGCAGCCGACAGGTCAGTATCACCGATCGCAGCAGTACCGACACCGTTACCTGCGCCAACTCTCACCGTAGTGCTGGTCATGGCGTTACCACCACCAGCGTTCAGCAATGCAGTCAAACGCGTAAGTCCAGCGGTGGTGGCAAGGTTGCCATCAACTACGCTAATCTCATACGGTTCGATACCGAGCGCCAGAAAATCGGCTTCCTGAGGGTCTCTACCGAACCAGTCGCCAGCAAAAGTGGCATCACTCTCGGAGTATTTACGCACCGTCCACTGCGTGGTGATACCAACGCTGTCATTGGCTTCCATGTTATTCCTCACTGGTGTACTAGCGTTCCCGGTGTCCATGTTGGATCAGCTGGGGTAAGTGCTGGAGTCAGAACGGAAACCAGCGAGTCGGGTACGAGAGTAGGCCGACCGAAATATAACTTAATACCTGTAGGTGCATCAACATCTATTGTCGTCTCGTCGGGATTTCCAACCCCTGCGGTACTGGAGTTGAACCACGTTCCGTCGATACGCCAAACTCCGGTGCAAGTAGGAACACCACAGCGAAGAGACCTACGCATGATAGCTACCATGCGAAACGTCGGTGGAGTGAACAAGTAAGTCATGACGTAGCACGCAACTTAAATGTGATATAGCCATCTATATCTCGTAAGTAGGACGGAGTTTCAGTGGTATGGAAATCCATCTGTTCAATAACAACCAGCTGGGCGAAGTTACCCTCAGGCGTGTATTCGACAAAACGAATCTCAGCGCCTGCTGACTCTATGGCAAGCATGGCGTTGTATCTCTGGCGAGGGGTCAAAGCGTCATACATGCTCATCCCGGCACGGTCCCTCTCCTCGTGACGACAGATACCGGACACGGTGATGATGTGCTGACGAGTAGGTGCCGGAATAGCTCTAGCTTGATAGCTATTCAGAACACATGTCGCGCCGATCAGCGAGAACTGCAGCTGTATCCACTCTGCAAGATCTGCAGGGAATCCGAAAGAACCGGGGTTAGAGCTATTGAAGAATCCGAAGGTTCCCAGGTTGTTGGTTATACCATTAGGATAGATGGCTGTAATCTGTGTGCTGGCAGAGATAAACTCTCCCTGGATCTTGCCGTATTTGAAAAGCTTAGGCTCAGACGTATCGTATCGGATACGGCTGGTACGTAAGTAAGCATTACCGTCCGTCCCCGGACCGTTGCCTTCCACGAAGAGGCCAGTGCCAACGGTGTAGATCACACGTTGAGACAATGGCAGAACAGCCACGGTCGAAGTAACGCCGGTCTGGGTGGCAGACGTTGGAGGATGAAGCCCGTTGGTCCAAGCCATGCGACCTGCGTCATCCACCTGATAAGATAGGTCAATACAAACCAAGCCGGTGGAACCGTCATCCTGCTGATTAGTTAGAGCGCCGTAAACGAATCTATCTTTCACTGCAAGGAAAGGAATGGTCTGGCTAGCTTGAGTTATCTCAATAGACCTGGGACCATACCTCAGAGCCCCGGTATAAGTATCAAACGTTCCGATACGGATACCACGGTTTGTGCCGATGACAATAAACGAACCCATACTAGACGCAAGGCTGGTGATGTATTCGCCTTCCGGCATCTCTCCTACTGCAGCACCGCCGACAAGCGTAGGAGTTCCACCGGTTGCCGTCAAAACTAGTTCGATCATATAGGAGCTAGAGGGACCAGAGTTATATCCACTGACAAGAATGCTCGACGGACTGGCAGTGATATCACTCCACGTCCAGTTGGGCTCGGGGTGAGTATAGTTAGGAGTCGGGAAAGCGCTGTGCGCCGAGGCTACAGAGCTTAGCTCGTAAATACTCTGGCCGATTGCGCCTATAAGGCGAGCCTTCTCCCAGTGAATTTCACCAACCAGCTGGACGTTAGTAGCAGGGCCGTCATACAATGAAGTGGGAGCGGCGACCGATGTAACCAAACCTGTTACAATCAATGTCTTAACATTGGCGGTGGAACCTGCAACGGTTAGGGTAATAAGAGCAAAATAGTTAGTGCCATCCGAGGCTAATGAAACTATATTGCAGTTAGATACACCACCGAAAATAGCTCCGGATAAGTCAATTTGTGTGGGAGTTGGAGCATTGTCCGGGCCACTACTCCATTTAAGCTGATAAAACGTCCCCTGTCCGCCTACAATTGCATAGTCAAACCCACCAATAGCAGAGGTAACCACGGTCTTTAGGGTTTGCGCACCAACGGTGTAGGCGTGGCAATCAGGTAGACGCTTCACCTTGCCAGGAGTCCAGACATCCACGCCGTAGCTATTGTCGAACCTTACGTGCTGCACCTGCTCCTGCAGATACTGGAACGCGGTAAAACCTCGCTCTAAGTTAAGCTGTCCCGCACCACCGTGGAAACTAGCCTGCGATTTGATCCAGGGGATCTCGGCGAGACTCTGCTCGCCTGGCTCTAGCGAAGAGTCGAACCGATGAATGGTTGTAGCTTCAGTGGTACGTTGGTAAGGATTCTGAGCATCTGATGCGTAACGAAAACCCATACCGCCGATACTGAAATCATAACCACCGGTATCAATATCCGGATCAAGGGTAACCCCAGGAAGCAGGGTGTATCTAGCCGGAAGAGTAATCGGCAGCCTTTTTCCGTAAGGCATTTACGTGCCTCCTCTTAGGCTGCGAATAAAGTGATGATCGGGTTACCGACGCCGGGTCCCCATATTCCGTTGGTGCCTGCGATACCGGACGCGACAGTGACCGCCAAGTTCCAAGTCCCCGTCGATGCCGGGTTCCACGGCGATGATAATGTCACATCTTGCGACCCGACGCCAGGTCCACCCGTTGTCGCAACCTGTCCTCCGAGGATCTGGGTACTCCCCGTGGTGACTGCCCCCGTCGATGCCCGGACCCGCACCACAACAGGCTGCGCGACAGACGACTGGGACGCTCGACCGGTAATTTCAACCCGGTAGTAGCGAGCCGTCGATAACGACAATCCAGACAATGTCAATCCAGCACCAGCACCAACGACCTCGGTCACCCCCGCCGAGGTGACAGTGCTTCCTGCGGTTGACAGATTTACAACGCCGCCCGGTAATACCTCCCAAGTTGTACCGAGATAGAATCTTAATCCAACCGGACCCTGCGTTGGGGCAGATAGATAGACAACCATCCCAGCGGTCGGCGAACCGATTGCGGCGGTAGCCGCAGCTTCAGTAGTGAAAGAGGGGAACTGGACAGCCTTACCGGAGACGTTAATACCACCGCTAAAAACAGGAAGTCCAGAGAAAGTGGGTGCCCCCGCGAAAGAGGGTGCCCCGGAGAAGCTAGGAGCACCCGAAAACGCAGGACTACCGGAGAGGGTACCAGCAAGCGCAGCACCGTTTAAGGTGGGAGTGGTTAGAGTCTTATTGGTTAGAGTTTGAGCGTCAGTGTCCCCGACAACGTTACCCGACCGACCGTGAACTCCAGAGTTAGCTGATGTGTGCGCCGAGGCTTCGTCAAAGTCTTGACGGATCGCAACTTGGTCAAGGGTTGCACCCCCAAGGTGAGAGATACCTGACGTGCCATCCTGGGCACGAACGATAGTGGCCGTGGTGCCTATGACAGAGGAAACCGAGACAATCTCCATAGACGCGGTGCCATATTCAAGGCACGCGAAGTATGGGAATGAGCTAGGCCAGCCAGCAAAAGATCCTGCCACGGTCAAGGACGTGGCTACGTTCGTGATAGGACCAGTTAGTGTTTGCTGCGGTGCAGCGTTAGCGAAAAATCTGCGAGTCGTCACTGGGCGGTCCTCACTACAAAGCTTCTATATTGTTTACGAAGAGTTATCCCCTCGTTCTTCAGGCGATCTTGGTACATTGCCATTATATATTTGGCGACAGCAACAGCGGAGCCGGGTGGGACAGGGCGCGCTGGATCAACTGGTGTGATTTGAGCTCGTGCAAGATCCAAGCCTGGTGCCTGTCTGGCAACGACTCCAAGTGTGAGAACGTCGGCGCAGGAGAGAGGAAGTCCGGTAGTTGTGATAAAGTCATCAGCCTCGCCAGCGAACGGCGAAGGCTCAGTGGAGTAAGCGATACGCAGAGGGCGTCCGAGCATCGGTCCACCACCGACGCGGAGTGTCCCATCATAGGGATCAAGTTCATAAGAGAAACATCGCTCCCAGTTACCTAGAGGATTCTGCCATTGAACATCCAGCACCCGCAGCGGCGGCTGAACGGGGAGTGTATAAGAGTTCTTAGGATAAGTCACAGTTGTAACAAAAGTATCCACCCGGAAGAGGGAGGGATATACGGCACCGATGACATCGTTCAGCTGTTGAAGGCACCACACCCGAGGGAATTTCGGGCGGCTAACAACCTTCGTCCCATTAAGATGCGTAGCTGCGGTTGTGCCTGAAAAACCTCGACCAAAGCCATCGGCAAGAACGCAGTTCCCAGAGCCCTGGTCAACGGATGCAACGTAAAGTTGTTCACTGTCAATCTCCACCGGGCCAGGAGTAATACCAACCGAGACGCCAGCAGTGGCGTCTACGTTAAAGGAAGTATCTGACGGGCCGATGTCTGCCGACAGTGGAGTAATGCGATCTTGCGTTGATCCCCAGCCGTGAAGCTGGGCAACTATCTGATCAATTAGTTGGCCTGCGGTCGGCATTAGTCAACCCCCAACTTGGTCAAAGCTGCTTGTGTCATCTCTTGCGTCTTATCAGCACGGTAAGGAACGCCGAGACTGTCGGTAGCCCTATAGGCTGCGTTCACATCTGCGGCTCTCCACGTTTCCGGCTGAAGTCCATCCCTACGCGCAACCGCGTAATCATCAAGCTGTCGGTTCAGGTTGGTGTTGTACTGATGTGCTTCCACGCCTGCGACCTGAAGGCGCGAGGCGCGCGCGCACTCACCCCACGACTGATGATCCTGGCTGGGGCAACCTGAACGGCAGGGCATAAGTTCTCCTAATTGGTGAGGGGGCCAGCTGTTCACTTGGGAAGCTGGCCCCCAATGCCCCACTAGTCCCGGAGGACAGCGAGGAACAACAACCCCATTACAGGGCAGCGATCGAACTCCAGGTCATTACCCGCTCGACAGCTTCCTGACGGAACATCGAGAAGCCACCGTGGTAATACCAGCCGATCGGGAAGAAGCGCCGCAGGCGGTCAATCTGCGGTCCAACGACAATGTGGTTGTTGTCGATGGTCGCTTCCACCAAAGCCTGAGCACCAACGAAGTACGACCGGTACACTGCGGCCGAAGCCGCACCGTCAGTCGCACGCGTACAACGCGGCGACACAACATACCGGGCACCAAGATAGCGCCCAACCTCGGCGTTGTAGATGTTCTCGGTGTCCTGATACTGGTGAGGCGCAAGCCAACCAGCATTGGACATCACATCTACGGACACATCCGGGTGGATGACGGCGATGTAGTTATCGCCAGCATCTCGCCCAGAGGCGTTGCGACGCCGAAGCAAAGCAACAGCGTCAATGGCACCAACACTCGAGAAAATCGAGGCCGCAGCACCGGTAACGTTGACAGCGCCACCGGTAGTCTGCCACGTTCCTGCAGCATTCAGCAGGAAGTTGGTGCTACCATCAAGGACGGCCTTAACAAGGGCGTCCAGGGTGTCAACCATGTTCTTGCCCAGGACGTAGGCGATAGCCGGGTCCGGAGCAGTGAACGCCAGTTCCTTCAAGCGAAGGGTGGCAAGGTCGACGTTGCCGTACTCGTTGACGGTCACGGTCACACGCACCGGAGCGGGCGGTGCAACAGCGAACACGTCAGTTGTCTCTGCCAGTGGGGTCGTCGCAAGCGCGGCGAACTCCTGAATCAGAGTCAGCGTGACGGTAGGACCGACATTTGTTTCATCTACGGGGTGCTTGTCGACAAGCTGGCGGAAAATCGGCGTCGAACGAAGCTGATATTCCAAGTACCGGTCGTAACCAGCAGCCAATAGATTAGCATATACGGTAGTACCATCGGTAAAGACATCGGCCATAGCCGTCATCCTCACTCACGATGGATGACAGTCAGCGTCGATCACCTTATCTGAAGGTGTCTCTCCTGTTCATGCTGTAGGTTTCGCTCCTACTTCGGTACAGGCTCGGAAGGTTATCGACTCCTGGCAAACAGCGTGCCGTCATCTTGCGGCATGTATCCCGCCTTGACCAAATCTTCGTACTTCCAGGTTTCCAGAGCGTGCTGAATTTCATCAGGACTGCCTAGAATCCGTCCGGATGGACCCTTCGGATTCTGGGTTGGATGGACGTTGCCTTCAGAGGCGTCGTTCACCCGGCCTGCAGATTGCGAGTTGCTCTCATTTACTCCGGACTGCGAAGACTGGCCCTCAGTGGAAGACTTACCAAAAACGTCTGCATACTGTTCGGCCCATTTGACTATCGCATCCTCAGATACGTCGCTACCTTGATACAGTGTGGCAACCTTGTCGGGGAGTCCCTTGGCCTTTAGGACTTCCGCTACAGTTTGCACTCGCTCGGCTGCACGATACTTCGCAAGCTCATCTTGTGCTGTCTTGAGTTCTGCGGCTGCCTGCTTGTGCTGACGGCGAAGGTTTTTGATACCGTCGCTGTCGTTGTCACCACTACCGTCGTCGGTAGTCTCGTCGTATTCGTCGGACATTTTCTCTCCTTTATTGGCTGCCGATGGACAGTTACCCTAGCCAGTGCATCCCCGGAGGTAGGTCAGCACGATCTAAGGATTCCCGGTTTTAGTTACGCTCGACAGGACCGGTCGTTCCCGTCGTCGGCTCTGGGTCAAAGATTCGAACTTCGATTACCGCGTCCAGAGCGCGGCGTCCTACCGTTAAACGAACCCAGATTATTTTTTACCGGCGTCCTCGACCCAAGATGAATACAATCAACGCAAGGATAGCGAGAACGATTAGAATAGTCCAGAGCATTGCTTACTCCTTCTTGTTACAGTTGTCTACGGTTGTGTCCCCACGCATAATCCCAGATATGGGCTGCCGATAGTACGGTCAGTACCAGTAGGGTCCAGAATGGGAATGTCTTCACCTCTGGATGGACTACAAAGAGTCCGATGATACCGAGGACGGTTGCGATACCTGCGAGCATGTCACTCCTTTTTAGTAATTACTAGGAACGCCGGCAGCCTGGGCGTCTGCACCAGACCGACCCTTGAACAATCCCTCTTCCTCGGCGTATAGCGTTTCCCGCTGCCGAGCTTCAGGACCGAGACCTAGTAGTAAGTCATTCTCTTCCTGAGTCTGTCCGAACTTGGTGCCGAACCGCTGTGCAATAGCCTCGTCGGTTGGTAGAGACTGCGCAATCTTCGAGTAACCCTGCTCAGCCTGCGTACCGCTCACGCCAGCTTGCTGCAGCTGCAGAGCGCGCTGTGCGCTTACGCTCATGCCACGCGCTGCCGCAGCACCGCCGATGGCAACCTGCGTGCCGCGATCCTGAATCAACGCGGTCGCAACCTTAGGATCAAGAATGGCAGCGATAGCGTCACCCTTGGTGCCAAAGTATTGACTCCATAAGTTCTTGACATAGTCCGGAGCATTCATATACTGGTCGTGGGCAATTTTAGCTCTAGCGTCCAGTTCGGCTGGACTGAGGTCATTGGCGATGAAGTTAGTGAAGTCAGAATGACTATCATAGAAGCCTGGGGGAAGGCCATAACCCCGTAGAATCTGGTTGTAAGATTCTTCGGTGGCAAGATACTGTGCTGGCGAAAGCTCGGGTAGTCCATTCGCCACTCTCCCTGCGTTTCCGGCGAAGCGGGCCTTGTAGGCGGGAGTCTGAGACAACGCTAGAGCGAGCGTATCCGGGTTTGTATCACCTTTTACAAGAAGCCCACGGAGAGTGTCGTCAAGACTAGAGAGTCCCCACTGCCTCAAAGTGTCAGAGATAAGTTGTAACGATGACTGCTGTTGAGGGTTGAACGAATACTTCTTATAGCCAGGCCAGGACACCTGCGCCCACTGCGCAGGAGTCAGATGAGTATAGGCACCTTGCGACGTGACACCATACATTGCGCCACTAGTTGAATCCAGCGCATAGTAGTTATAATTACCAATGGCCGCGCCCGGCTTATAAACGCCCCTAAACCCAGTCCAGTTTTTCGTCCGGGCAAGACTCGCAATATCCTTAGCGGTCGCCGGTCGAGACGTTCCGGTATTCTCGTTAACGTAATAAAATTTACCACGCGAGTCGCGAATCCAACGGGAAGTCATAGTTAGCCTTTCGGTCCGAAGCCGAAATCAGCGCCCAATTGGACCAAAGCCTGAGACGTCATATCGCGCGAGTTATTGGTGAACTGCCAGCGCGGGTCACTACGCACCTGCTGCTCGTATTGCCACAACGGTGTTGCCACCTTGACTCCCTGCGCGTTGGGCTGACCCTGCAAGGCTCTCCTAATACCGGCATCAGCCCCGAAGTTAATACTCTTCGGGTCTAGCTCCAGTAGATTAGCCTGAGTTGAAACATAGGGATCAGCAATCTGTCGAACGGTGATACCTTGATCTATTTGTCCCGCAATACCTGGATAAATACTCTTCGCTGTATTAATAGCGTTTTGCTTATAAGTATCTGCAGTCGTGTTCCCCGCCAGTATTAGCTGAGTGCGGTGTTGCAATGTGGCAAAGTTATAAGGAACTCCATAATCTCCATACACTCCGGCCAGCTGCTGGTAAATCTGAGCAGCCTGTCCAGTTGGCTGTTGCTTCACGTTGTAATATCCGGCCAGCTGGTGTTGAAGGGTCTGCGTAGTCCAGCCATTCATCAAGAACTGATGAGCCAAACCACTTAACTGACCAGGATTTAATCTAACTCCCAGTTGACCGGCAAGCTGGGAAACCATATTAGACGAGTTGGCTAGACGTGTACGAAACTCGGCAGGGTCAGAGGAAGCTAACGCTATTAGCTCACGCGTGCCCGCGTTGTTAGTACGATACCAATGACTCGCCTGAACGGCTTGCTGAAACTTTGAGACAGCCCATCCCCCAGAGACAGCTTTTTGTAGAATGCTACGTAGCTCCGGTACTGACTGGAGAATTCCGCTGAGGGAACCAAGGGCTGTCTGGTAATCGTTCGGAGTGGGATTCGGTCCAGCCCCCCTGGAAGCAGATACCGGGGTTCCTCCCGGTGCGGCGTAACCAGTAGGAACGTTACCTTGCACCGGGCCATAGACCTTACCAGCCGGACCGCCGAGAGATGCAATCAAGTTAGAGAAGCTTGCACCATACGCGGTGGTGTATAGACCTGGATCACCATGCGCTGATCCGGCAGCCGTTTGCCCGTGGGCTCTGGCCATTGTCATGCCACCGCTACCGGATGCCCAGCCTACTTCGATTCCATCTCCGCCGCCTGTAGCAAATCCGACTTGCTGCCCCGCTGAAACTCTCTGGCCTACGCGAACGTGCGGGGTAATATCTTCAGCGTAGAATACGTCTTTACCGTTATCTAGATGAAGTACAATGTAAGCGCCGCCAGGCCAGCCACTGTTATAGACGCTGGTGATTACACCAGCACCCAGCGCATACAGCGCACCGCTACCACCGTAGTCGACACCCTGGTCGATACGTTGGGAATAGAGTCCCCGCCCGATGGGGTTAGCATAGGAAGCCATGTTTACCCCTGAGGTCCGAAGCCGAAATCAGCGCCAAGTTTTACCAGTGCTGACGAGACCATGTCACGAGAATTGTTAGTAAATTGCCAACGAGGATCGCTGCGTACTTGCTGTTCATATTGCCAGATCGGTGTAGCTATACGCACACCCTGGGCATTAGGTTGGCCCTGGAGCGCCTTCTTGATACCCCCATCGGCACCGAAATTTATACTGTTGGGATCAATCTCCAATAGATTCGCCTGCGTCTGGACATATGGCGAAGCGATGTCGCGGACCGTCATCCCCTGGTCTATCTCCGGGGCAACCCCCGGATACAAGCTCTTGGCTGAGTTGATTGCACCTTGCTTGTAGCCATCCATCGTCTGACCAAGGCCTAAAATCTGCTGGGTGCGGTGCTGAATATCAGCGAAGTTAGTCGGCAGCCCATAGTCACCATACATCTGCGTAAGCGACTGATAAATCTTTGCTGCATCACCAGTTGGCTGAGCTTTTTGATTATAGTACCGAGCTATCTGCTGTTGTAGACTTTGCTGGGTCCAGCCCATTGCAATAAACTGGTGAGCCATGTTTGCCAACGCGCGGGGGTTCAGCACCACACCCATCTGGTGAGCCAACTGCTGAACCTGTTGCGAAGAATTAGCTAGCCGTGTGCGATATTCAGCTGGATCAGAATAGGCCAGTGAAACCAATTCTCTGGTTGCGGCGTTGTTTGAGCGGTACCAGTGGCTCTGCTCAACTGCTTGTTGAAACTTACTTACTGCCCAACCTCCAACAACCGCCTGCTGAAGAATATTGTGTAATTCAGGAATTGCGGTAAGCAGCCCGGCTAGTGATCCCAACGCCTGGGTGTAATCGCTACCTGTCGGGGTGGGATCTCCTAGACGGTTCGCCCCTGGGATGCCGGACCCACTACCGGGTTTCCCCCCAACACCGGCAACCATACTGGCGAGGGTGTTTACTCCACTGCCGACAATACCGCTGTTATAATATTGTTCGGCATACATTACCCGTCGCGGTCCGAGGCCAGCGCCCCAAGAATTAATATCAGCGGAACGCTCAAAAGTAAAATCAAAGACACGGGCAGCATTACTTGCAGAACCTGCATTGTTCATATCCCTTCGTAACTGAGACGACATCTCCGATACGAGGAAATCTACCTGAGTCGTTACATCGGTCCACTGCTTTCCTTTAGACCTGGCGTACGACTGCATTGCGGTATATCGACCGCCATTCCAAGAAGCTATTCCACCGGACCATAAACCGTTGCTGTCCTGAGCCCCGGAGGCGGGATTCAAACCCGACTCAACCTCAAGGTTGCCAAGAATCCCAGCAATGGCAACCTTGTTAAATCCGTACTGCTGTAACCTATAGGCTATAACCCCAGCGTAGTTAGCGGCCATCAGATCGAAACCGCCGTGGGGTCGACATTCATCTGAGGCGCGGCCGAAGCACCGCCTAGGAACATATTAAGGAAAGCGTCGGTGTAGCCCTGGATCTGGTGCTGACCGAACTCCTTTTCGTGCCCAGCGGTGGCATAAGTAATAGCAGACGCGCGAGGATCGTTCTTGTCTATAACGGCCGCAGGATTTCCCCCTTGGGCTGCTTGCTGCGCGGCGGTATACGCATCTTGCTGAGCGGTTGACTCCTGCTCATGGAACGAGTCTATAAACTTTTGTAGGTCTTCTTTTGTTAGATTGTGCCCGAGCGCAGCCTGAGCAGCCCTCTGGGCATAGTTAGCCAGAGTCTGTGGGTCGGTCAATTGGATAACAGGCTTGGTCGGAGGTGCTACACCACCCCCCGGTTTCGGGGGGTTTTGCGCCATGTTGGTCGTAGCCTGATGAGTCAAAAACTCTTCAAAGGAGATCGGAACCGAAGCCCCATGGGCTAGCTGTATATACTGTGCCATCGCGGAAGTGATAGCTTTTTGCGTCTCTGCCGTAAACCCAGCTTGCGGATTTCCGGGTAGATATCCACCCTGATGCAGTAACGCTTGAATGGTAAGGAAGCCGCTTGGATCGTTCATGGACATCGCCGCGAACTGCTTCATAATCTCTTCAGCGGAACTGTACTGGAGGGTCGTAACCGGAGAAGTAATACCAGGACTACCTGGATCTTTGTGTCCGTAGTAGTCGAGGCCAGGAGCGGCTCCGCCAGCCTGCACATTACGAGTTGTGGTACCAGTGAAGAAAGGTTTCGCGGTTTTCTTCTCATATTCCGTGATGTACTTCGGAAGGTTCCAGATATCTATGGAGCCGCCAGTCGGTACAGACGTTGGAAAGTTCGGAGGTAGTCCCGGAGCCGGTGCGGTCATTGGGTACCTCCCGGCAGCTTATTTAAGTCCTCGATATTAGTATTCAGCACTCGGAACACTCCGTTGTACAAGTCGACCAGATCCGTCCCGGCTATATTTTTCTCAGCCCACGAATTGAACATCTGCAAGGCTGACGTCTTGGCGTCGCGGTCGTCCTGGGTCTGCCCAGGAATAGAGCCGATATAGTTCTCATAATTGGTGTAGGTCTTGATTAGGTTATCAACCAGCTTACCTTCACCGTTTGGAACTTGATTGGCTGCCACCATGGCGGTTAGATTCTGCAGCTGCGCGCGCGCCAAGGCGCGAGCGTCACCGTAGCTATCCAGCTTGTTACCGAATAGTGGGTTCTGCTGCTTGAACTGAGCCTCCCACTTGGACTTGGCGTCACTCCACGCATTCTCTGTCTCGGTATCACCGGCAGCTTTAGCGGCTTGAATCTTGGTGTTGTAAGCTGCAACCCACGGGTAGAAGGTAGACTCGGCATCGCGGATGTAGATGTCCTGCATGAAGTCGTCGGGAGTCTTCTTCTCTCTCAAGCCTAGCTCGATCTGCGCCCGGTAAGCCTGCTCACTGAACGGCTCGTTACCTTTCGGCATGGGCAGGAAGTAGGATGCCACGTTTCCGTAATGCTGGATGAAACCCTTATTGTCAATCATCCACGCCAGTGCTGCATCCGTGCTCGGTAAGCTAACCTTAGACGCGGTGGAACGGCTACCCGAAATCTCGTACACAGTCTTCTCGGGGTGCAGTGCAGCCCAGATAGCACTCGCTCTGGCAACGTTACCATTGACATCATTCAGCAGCGATTTGTATTCTTCCGAAAGCTGCTTGATGCCGCGCACCTGAAAACTGTAGTCTGAACCCGAGGCCGAGGTTCCCTCGCTCGGCGTTGAGGGTGCAGCCGGAGCAAACAAACCAAAAACTGCTCGGAGGAAAAGCTGATTTCTGGTCTGCGCCTGCACGTTACGACGCCACGCTTCCAGTGTTGCGTTGTCGGCATCCTTGGGCGGGACCATCCCCGCTGCGGCAAGATTAGCCATAGCGCCGACAGTGGAACTGGCCATAGCTGAGTTACGCTCGTCGGTGTTCATGTTGGTGTAGAACTTCTTGAACATGGCTGGTAAAAGAGCGCTGCCGGTGGAACCCACCCCGATCGGACCGTTAATTGCGGAGTCAACCTCGTTAAAAAGAATCTTTTGGTCACCGGGAAGAAGATTGGACAGTTCTCGCAACGGAACCATAATCATCGGACCAGCGGAAATCCGCAGTGGGTTGTCAGCCCCAGGGACGGACATAAGTACGCCACCGGTCATACTGGCACTGATCGGAAACTTAGCCAAGTTCCCCATGCCTGGCAGTTCGGAGATGCCTCGCATCATGGCGTTCATTGCACCCGAGCCTGGGTACACGTAAGTGGGCTCGCCGTACTGATTGGTATAAACCAATCCCGCGTGCTGTGCACCCTCGTAAGCCAGCATCATCTGCCGAGCCTGCGCAGGGTCACGGTAGATACCGCCGCCCCAGCGGCGAATCATGGCAGTAGTAGCACGACTGAACGGGAAGAAGTTACGAGCGACGATGTCAAACTGGCTCTTTTGGCCAGGGTCGTCAATCATCGTCTCGGTCTTCACCCAAGCGTTTTTGATCGCCGTTTCTTTAGCCAACTCATTAGCCGCTTCACGGCCAACGCCCTGACTAACCATATTCTCGACTGCAGAATTAAGACCCACCCGAGCCTCGGCGTAGTTAGCCATAAAGATAGGAGCGGAAGTAGTGCGCTGCAAAGGACGCTCAACCATCCACTGATATGCGCCACCCTCTAGATCTTGAATGGTACCTACAACCGAGCGGACATCTTGACCGTCTGGTGATGTAGCCGTGACCTCGGGGGCGAGCACACCATGCGGGCGCTCCGCGTTCTTAAGATTCTGGGCAATCCAGTCACCGTCAGGGGCTCGGCCAAGGTCGCGCGTCTGCTTGATAAGCTTGGCGGAAAGATTGCCGTCCTGCTGGGTAAACAGATGGCGGTAGTCGTTGAGAACCTTAGTCGCAAACTGTGTCTTGCCTACAGCAATCTCTGCCGGATCTTCGGTCCGGACAAAGTTAATGTCATTGTTGGGCGACCAGACGTGACCCCAGCTGGTAAGCTGCATCTTGGACCGAATAGTCGGATCATCCATCGCTTCCACAAGGTGCGAAATACTGTAATTCTCCGGGTCTTCTAGAATCTTGAAAGCTGCTTCCGCAACACCTGGAGTTTTATCGACGCGAGAGTGAAGCGCGTTCGAAAAGCGGTCAGCACCGATGGTACTGTCAGCATCCTGTTGGGTCCAAACGGTTGCCTTCTTCGCCTTCTTCTCGGCAACCGCCATTCCCTTCGCCTTCGCCTCGTGAAGAGACCCACGCAGCGTGGCAGGCTGATACTTCGTCAGCATGGGCGAGAGCCCATCAGCTACAACCTTTTGAGACCACCCTGCAGCGTTCCGATAACCTAAAGCATCCTCGGTCATCTGCTGGCTATAGCCACGCATGGCCTGCTCTAGGTCCTCTTTAGGAAGAGTGCCTAGAGCGGTAACCATTGCATCGCTCATGGTTCTACCGACTGCCTGACGATACGCACGGCCCGCTAGAGCTAATGGAGCGAACTCGGTCATTCGTTGTAACGGAGTGGATCGACCGAGATTCTGCCCGGAAAGATACTGACCCTTGGCCAGCTTCGCGGCCCTCTCTGTCTCCCCGCCAGCTAGCAGACGCTCATACTCTGCCTTAGTGTCCAAGGAGAGGCCCCGCGCCCATAGCTCACGGTTCGTCTGCGTGGCAAAAGCTTTAGCTTGAAGGGAAGGCCCAAGCTTGCCTTCAAGGGTGGTACGCAACCAGCCTTCCAGCTGGTTACGGGTAACGGTGCTCGGCTTGAACAGCGCGCCCATTTTCCACTGACCCATTAAGTTATCAGCTTGGTCCGAAGTGAAGGCACGGCCAAACGTTTTCTCGCCTATGGTTATCCTGGCGGCTACTTGCTGAATTTCCCGGAAACCAGGGAGAAGCCACTTGTCATTAGTCTGTCCAGCGTGCTGAGCAACAGCCTCGCCATTAAGAAGTATCTCGTCGCCAGCCGTGTTGTAAGCCTCGTGAGAAGTCTTCAACGTGTCCAGAATATGCTGGCCGGTTACAGACTTGCCGAGACCGGCAGAATGACCCATCTGGTCAATGAGACCACTGATAACCGCTTTACGCTGACCGCCATCACCAAGGTTATACGCCATGCGCAACGCGTTGGCGTCGCCACGGTTCATGTAGTACATGGCGATGTTGAAAACCTTGTCCGACGACACGTTGCCGACGTCGTTAAGGTCAAGCAGCGTGTTACGTGGCAACAGTGTTGACAAACGCTGCGCCCTCAGGCGGGCACGCGCCGCAATAGCAGCGGGTCTGGAGAAGCCAACCTCAAGGTCCCCTAGGGGCTTGCCACCGACACGCTGAGCAAAAGCAACCGCGCCCTTGCCGGCAGGTGTAAGTGCAAGCTGGCCACCATCAGTGACATTCGCGTCGTGGGAAATATAATCCAACGCCGGGCGGTACTGGGTGATCATGTCACCCTCGGTGGACAGTTCCTGAGCCGGGGTCGCTATGATCTCATCGTTCAACCCGATAGCATCGTTAGCTTCCGGCTGCACACGCGTAAAGAAACCAGCGTTGATCAGAGGAGTGGCACGCTCGGGGTCAGCCTCTGCGGCAGAGATGACCTTGTCGTACATGTTCTCTTGTCTTGCGGCTGAACGCGCCGTCATCCACTGGCTTACATTGCCCTTGAACCAACGTAAACCAAGACCGCTTGTGGCACCGGGAGTAAGACGCGACTGCACCGCTGCCCGACCGCTCACAAGTCGGACAAATGCTCCCTTAGAGGCGATATAGTTAGCCATATCGCCGAGAGTGTGGATACCTTCGCCCTCTCCGAGGATCGGACCGCGCTCGCTGAACCCTACAATCTGATTCTTCCCGAGAACGTCGGGGATAAGCGGCGATAGTTCTTTAAACTGAGCACTAATCTTGCCCTGAAGGGCAGCAGCGCCAGCCGTATCGCCCTGGGCGCTTTTAGCGGCCATCTCATGACTAGTGTCGATGAAGTCCTGATAGCGCCGCTGTAGCGGCGAAAGGAACGCCTTGTTAAGAACACCGCCCTGCCTCGCCTGAGCGGTAGCAACGGCAGTAGCGTGCTCCTTGGTGGCAATCTCGGCGGGAGTGGTCGCGGGAAGAGTCTCAGCACGAACAGCCTGCGCGGCAGGATCAAGATGGGCGGCAGCCTGTTCCGAGTCAAGAGCGGTGTCAAGTCCAACCCTGGAGAAGCGGGCGACGTTGAAGCCAGCACCAGCAAGCATTAGAGGGTCGATTAGAAAAGCGGAAGCAAGGTTGGCTGCGGCTGCCGATAGGGCGAAAACCTTCGGATGGTTAACGGGGTCAATGCGGAAAACGTTCTTGGCAATGTCCGTGCCCAGGTTGGCGCTGTTCCCCACAACCTGCCGAGTCAGGGTCTGAAACTGGGGAGAGTTAAGCTGCTTCAACTGGGCGGCTACTTGCTGAGGGGTAAGGTGCGGATCGTTCTCAATCGTTTTCTGATATTCGGCCGGATCGTTCAAAAAACGGACTGCATTGCTAACGGCCTGCTGGCCGTTCCAGCCAAACAGTCCACTAGGATTCGCGGTATCCCATTGATCCTCTAAACCCTGAGTGTTGGTGTGAGCCTTACCTGAAGCCTGATATGCCTGCCGAGACCAAAACGAATTCGGATCGTAACCGAGGGCCTGCATATCCCGCTCAGTGCCACCCTCATTCGACACCGCACCGACGATAGCAGGCTGACCGAAGTTCTGTGAAGCTATCCCGGCGTTTGCGGACTGCTGGGAGATGGAAGTCGTGATATAGTTGAAGCCCTTGCCAGCGGCAGAAAGGACAGGCTTAATCACATCACGGTAAGCCCCGCCGATAGTGTCCTTGACAACCCAGTTATTCAAGTCGTGGATGATGTGGCCAAATAGACTACCGGAATGCGACGGAAGTAAGCTCGCTTCCACTGGTTCGAGAACGACATTACCGTCTTTATCCGTGGCTATGGAACCGTCAGCGTTAACCTTAGCTTTCTGCGTACCCTGGGTCTGTTGTGTGACATTATTCTGAGTCGCGGTAACGGCATCCTGCTGAGTTAGTTGAACGTCCTTATAATTGACGCCCATCTGATCCAGCATCCCGGTCTGATTGTCGTCCAGCTGGATCTTCTGACCACCGGCCCCGGCTAGCCGGACTTGCTTCTCCGCATCCAAGGCTTGCATGAATTGGTCGATGGCTTGCGAATCAGCCGGGTGAGCTTTCTGCTGCTGCAGAGCCCACACGACGCCAGGATTACTCTGCAGCATTTTGGTTCCGAACAACATGGAATGCATCTCGGACAATGCTTGCTGTTCCGCTTTTAGCGGAATCTTGTTAAGGTCGGGGCCGCCTTGCGGCGTAGTCGAATACGTCATACGCCGTGCGCCTGAGCCGCTAGAAGAAGCTGACCCAGCACGCCGCTGGTGTCGCTAGCAGACATGCGGGTAAGCAGATCGGTCATGGCCCCGGTTCCGGTAGACGGATTCATCTGGGGACCTTGCAGAACCTCAGAGCCCGGCCCTGGTCCGGCGTCAGCCCCAGCGGTCACAGGTTCGTCGGGGCGTTGTGACGGGTCGCCGATGCCAGGGCCATTGTACTGGGGCATCTGAGGGGCCTGCTGGGCTCCTGGAGCGCCAGCCTGCGGTACAGGAGGCAAAGGGGTAGCCGCACCCATAGGTGCAATACGCTGTGAGTCCAACTGTTGCTTGACGGCCCCGTAAGGCTGATCAGGAGCAGCGCTCAAAACCTGCGCTGCGCCCCCATCTGTGCGCTTAGAAAACTTGCCGGGACCGCTGACAACGTTGGGCTTGCCGGGAGCCCGGTAGCCACCACTTGCCATTGTTAATCCTTAACTAGCGCCTTCGGGATTCCGAACGTCTTCGTCAACGTAGGACGAATACGTAGCTACCGAGTGATTGGCTACGTGAGTGTCGTGTCGGGTCGGCGTCACGCCTAGCCCGACAGGAGAACCCATGTCCTCTTGGGTGTTTGCGTGGCCGGTAGCGACATCCCAAGGCTCGGAAATCTCATCCGTAACCTCCGGGGTACTGCCTGCAGGACGCGGGGTGAGGAAGTTTTTGTCAGCCATTAGTCGAAGTTATCCTGATTCACTTTAGAGCCCGGACTAAACTGGTTGGACTCGGCCGCAGCCTTGGCGTCCTCCGGAGCGTGCGACAAATAGTCAGCACTCCACTGATTACTTACCGCAGCTTCCTTCGGAGAGCGAGACACTGGACTCGCGGCGGAGGTACCCTCATGCATTTTCTGAGAGTTCTGATTGCCAGCCGCTTTGCCTTGAACGTTTCCCATTTACTTACCTCTCTTTTGTTACTTGCCTAGGCTTCCGCTTTTGGGTGCGGGTCCGGAGCGTTGACGTGCTTGACTACGCCAATCACTCCACCGACTGCGACCACCAGGGCGGTGATCGCGGCAATGAGTGCAGTCCAGTCCATTACGCAGTCACCTTAACAGAAAGTCCGGTGCTATTCAGCACGTCGATTAGGTCCTGACGGGTGAGCCCTGCCGGGCCAGCGGAACCTTGCGCGGCAATAACCGCGTCCGCAACGTCCCCTGCAGAGGGTAGTGCGGAGAGTGCGGCGAGGATATGGTTAGTAGAGTTGTACTGACCCTGACTCGCCGTAACGAGCGCCCGCCACACGCCGTCGTTGCTCAGCTGGCCCGGCACGACCAGCATCTTGTCCTTGATGTTGAACACCTCGTGCAGCCCGTCGATCACATCTTGCTTGCTCACGTCATCGCCTCCAAGGGCGTGTAGATAAGAACCAGATGGTGCGATTAACTGATTATTTGTATCGGCTGAGCCGCTAAAAGCCGAGCCTACTTGATCGAGGTGACCCTTGCCGGGGTCGGCGAGCACGCCGTGATTCCAAAACTTGGCAAGTGTAATCCAGCCAAATTTGGATGTAGTAGCATCGGCGGCGGCATTAATCATTACCGTTGGACCGTACACTCCAGCCGGACCAAGCTTGTAGCCATCGCGGAAGCCGCGCTGCGACTCCAGCTGGGTATGCGTCGGCTGAAGCCCAACGTCCATGTCGCAGGATGCATAGCATCCCATACCTTGTGGCAGCTTTAGGACATTCGCGCCGAAGTCAGCAGCACGCTGACCTTTTGTGAACCAAGCAGCATAACCATCGTTAAAATCGTCAGCGCCATCCTCATAGTTCCACCAAAAATCCAACCCAGCGTCGAGTTGCCGCTGAACCTCGTCATACGTGGGGCGTTTCTGTGGTAGTGAAGTTCCAGGGCCGGTGTTCCAGTCGGCGCACATGTACCGATTGACGCCACCGAAGCCGAGAGACTTAACCTTTGCCGGGTCTAGCACCCAAGGGGTGTCCAGGATCTGCGGCAGCGCCAGCAGCGCTGCCAGATGCGGAGCCGTCTCCGCGAGCATGGCTCGCTCGTCTAGCGCCTTGGCGTGGAACTCGATGACCGGCTGCGGGATCGGCTCATCTGACCCAGGCACCAGCCATGACGGTGGAGGTCGCCACCGATCCTGTCTCGCTACGTCAGTCATTATCCGAACAAACTCCTCCGACTACGATCCACCTTGGCAGCCTTCTTGACATGCCGGGCGGGGACAAAATGGCCAGCAGTGCTATGAGCATCTGTAGCCTTAAGTATTCCCTTGGCTTTTCCGCCTCTCGCTACCGGCTTCGGAGCCCTCATATCTCTACTGAAGAATCCACCCATTAGCCTGACCCAATCGGAATCTGTCGGCGGATCTGGGATTGGTTCACCGGAAGGTTAGCGTTGCCACGGAAACCAGCAATCAACTGTTCCAGAGCCGGTCTACCGCCTGGCGGTAGCCCTGCTTGGCCTGGTGCGACTCCCTGCGGCCCGCCTCCAGCACCTGGAGGACCACCAGGAGGTGCGCCTGCGCCGGGACCACCCTGCTCGGGGCCTGCGCCCTGAGCTTCCTGCGCCTGAGCTTGCTGCTCTTGAGCAGCTTGCTGAGCCGCTTGCTGTTCTGCCGCCATCTGCGAGAGACCAGCCTCGACTGCGTCTTCAACGGAGGTACCTTCTTGTAGTTGGTGAATGGTTGCGGTAACCATCTTGATAAGCGGGAGCGGGTCTTGACCCTGGGCCACCATCGCACCGGTTCCCTGAACCATGGCGAACAGACCCTGTTTCAAGGCTTCACGGAAGCCTTGAACGTTGATCTTCTTGTCCTCCTGAATCTGATCCAACTGGAATGGTAGATTGTCTTGCGCTGTACCACGGGCGATAAGACCCGCACCCTCAAGCTGTAGGATGGTGACATACGCCTGGGATGGTTGCATCCCAGTCAGGAAGCCGTAGTTGACCCGGCAGTTATATTTGCCGTTGATGTCCTCGGCTGGTGTGTAGTCGGTTTCGTAGGAGGTGCCAGAGATAGTGCCGCTCAGAGTCTTGGACTCGTTCGGCCACCAAACCTCGTCCATTTGGAAGCAGTAAGAGGTAACGTTCTGCAAAGCCTCGCGGAAGACTTCCTGTGCTCCCTTGATCTGAGAGTCAAAGGTTCCGAGAAGCGCCTCCACGCCCTTACCGGTGATAACGCTGGCATTAACGCCACCGGAGCGAGCCTCCGGATAACGGGACCCGACGCGTAGCTCATTATCCAGGGAGGCGTTCTCGGCAAAAATTTGCGTCGGCAGGTCCAGGTTCACCTTGTGAATAGCTTGGGCGTCGTCAGCCTGCATGATGGCGTGCGGGCCGATGGCCAGTTGGTCCATGTCCGAGGGCACCGCGATGGGGGCCTGCACCGCAATGCTAGCCGCTTCCAGCGCCAGGGTGGCCATGATAGACCGTGCAACCTGCACCCAGATAACGTCATCGAACTGCCCGCGCGGCGAGTCATCTTCACCGGGACGTTCGGCAATCCAGACGGGTGCCCTCGGCATCATGTGATCATATGAGTCGAGAACTAATCCGTCCCTATCGGGAAGCATGAGGATTACGGACTTCTCGTCAACCCATCTAATCAACTCTAGTTCAGAATCGTCTGAGTGCGCACTTCCTCGGCGCGCGGCGCGCTTAGGGTCGGTGCGGATATCGGAAGCATATTCGGGGAACATGGCGCAAAGGTCGTCAACGGATTTCTTCCATTGGTAGCTATAGACCTTGGTGCGTCCGTAACGGTCAAGTTCGTAGTAAGCTTTACGTGGGTCTTCAACAAAGATGTAGGGGCACTTGCCTTCAATGTCAGGGGCGACGAAGAAGGGAAGAAAGCCATACGAAACGTAGCGGTCCGACCCTTTTATCATCTGCAGCTGAAGGCGCGACCAACGCCAATATTCGTCGCCGATACGGTTCTTAGTGTCGGCGCGCTTAAGGTCAGCGTCAGACTTCATCTTACCGGCAGCGCAGGCCAGGCTCGGCAGAGGTGAAATACCCTCGGCCATGTCGTGGGCGACGATGTCGATGAAGTTGGCGATCGGACTTCCGTCAAAAGTGATGCTGAAGTTCAACTCTGACGGAAACAGCTGGCGTATATTCCCCTGACGTACCTGATGAATGGTCTCGTTGATACGATCGCGGGCAGCGAAACGCTGCTTAAGGCGGTTGTAGTGATCCAACTGCGTCAGGGCATAGTTGCGTGAGGATGGAGTCGTCATCCAACACTCTCCAAAGTCTTCTCACGCCGCAAGGCGGCTAGGTCCACAACCAACTGACGCCCCTTAGCAGACGGTGTTAGGAACGGTGAATACGAGTGGTGGCTCTTGTTGTTACTCTTGCGTTGCATGATGCGCTGGCAGGCGATGTGGGTGAACCATAAGGCCATGACAAGGTCGGTCTTTTGACGCCTAGACATGCCCTCGGGCTGCCAGGAGGTAAGCTCCTGGACCAGTTCGCTCACCCAGGGGTTCTGTCTCATGCTCGGAAGGTCAATCAACGCGGTGTGAATGTTCCGCCTCCACTGCCCGGAGGGCAGCTTCTCGTCCGGACGTCCACAAGAATTGAAGATCGGACCCATGGTTTGGATGCCGAACTCGGCATCATACTTATTCTCAGAGGTTGTGTGCGGGGTTAGACGGCAACCCTGCGCCCGTAGGAACTGGGTTAGGTCTCTATCCTGGGTCAGGAACTTTTGGAAGGCGTTAGATTCGATGACCCATTCGTTGATGTGGTAGGTTTCGGTCAGATACTTCACCTTGTTACGCATGGTTTCAGGCAGAGTGTTCTGCTTGTTGAAGCCGTCCAACACCCAACGCTTACCAGTCTCCTTGTCGAGGCCGACAACTATCATGGCAGTAGCGCCAACCGTGGCCGGATCAAGACCACCGATGACGTAAAGGCCTTCCATGCCACCCTTGCGGTCCCCACGGCCGTCACCAGACATCGGTCCGGGGAACCTAAGGCCGTTGATGGAGGCATCTACAGCCTCAACTTTGAAGGTCATCTCATCGTCAACGTTCAACTGCTGGTAGATGAGGTTCCACGCGACGCCTCTACGGCGACGGGAAAGTGACTTCCCATTCCACTTCTCTGGCCACAGAGTATGCCAGTCTGAAGAGTCGCCGTTTCCATAGTCCAGTACAGCGGGTTGGCGGAAATATGTCCATACTCTATCTCCGTCAGCATCCTCAACATCCATGAGCGTTCTATAGAGGTCATGAGGAGACACTCGGGTACCGATAAGGCACAGTAACCCGCCACCTTCCTGATCTGACGGAAGTCTGGACTCGATTTCCCGCTCCAGGAGGATCATCTGGCGGTCTAATTCACGACAATTCTTGGTGGTAATCGTGTCATCCATCCAGATGACGTCGGCCCTGGAGCCGTAAATCTGCCCACCGAGGCCCAAAGCCTGTACGGTGGGGTCCTTATCCCCGCCTTTACCCTCCACGTAGATCGCGTCAGCGGTCCACGAGTTGTCAGGGTCTTTCCATCCGCCCTCAGGGGCGAAACGCATATGCATTTCCCGGTAAACCGGGGACATAAGCTTGAACTTGATCTCGCCAAGCATACGCTGGGCCAGGGTTTTACCCTGAGACATGATCACAATGCGGATGTCAGGGTTCTTGTGGATCATCCAGACGCTGTAATTGACGCTGAAGGTGGTGGTCTTCGCATGCTCCGGAGGAACGTTGATGATCACACGCTGCGGATAACCCTGCAGATAGTCCATCGAGGGATGCAAATCCCTCGGTTCCCGACCTTCAACTACATCAAGCATCCGCAATTGATGCGGATATAATGGCTGCTTAAGCCACTTATCGCAAAACTCCTCGAAATCTGGAACTACAACCTTATCCGGGCCTTTGATGGCCTTCCGCTCCCGAGCGGCAGTGCGAATAGCACCTACGCGGTTCTTGAAGTCCTTGTCATGCCCCATCCAGGCATTATAGGTACCTTCGGTGCGATATACCAGTTTCATCGCATCGGAGACCTTCATACCGTCGGCTAGATAGCCGAGGACCAAGTTCTGAGCGTCAACCTTCCCGATCGCTTTCAGCGACGTCGGCCGAGCGAGATTCACACCGCCTCGTCCAGGCACTTGAGTATTCTTATATCGAGTACCGTCAGGCTTCCTGGACTCGGCTCTACTGGGTGGGCGTCCGCCAGGCATCCAAGACCTCCGAGATAGTACCCTTCAAGGGTACTGTTCCAGTACTCTTGTTAAAAACTATGAATCTCTGACGCGCTTTCATAGGAAAGCGCGATAAGCTATAAAAGCTTCTTAAAGCTTTTTGCCCTGCTCCCCAAGAGCAGGGCTGTTATCTTATCGCTCGGAAACCTCGCTTGTTCGTACGTCTTACTATTCGGAGCAACTTCGTTGCTCCTCTTACGTACTCACTTCGCTCGTTCCTCGCTCTTAGAACGTTCGAAGAACTAAAGTTCTTCTCACTTATAATAGCGGTCTAAACTCACCGGACAAAACGGACACGCAGAGAAACGTAACCAAATCGTTACCTAATCGTTACATAACCTGCCCCTTATGGGCAGGTATGTCTAAAGTTCTACTTGAGACTCTACGAGTCTCCCTATGTCACCTTCCTGCCACTCAGGAAGATGTTTGTCCTTACAAAGTCCATCCTGGAGATGGACTTTGTCCTTACATAAGTAGCTTGGACATAGACCCCTTCTCAGATATTTTTGAGGGGCTATGTACAAGCTTTACCCACGCCACGTTAACATGCCGGGGTCAAACGTGGCGTGACCAACTGTGAGCCCATACTTATTGTATGGGCTCCGTTCACGCGCAGCTGCGCGTGAACCACACCAAACAAAAGCTTTTGTACCTATATGCACTGTAATAAGTAGTATATTACTTATATCGTTGGCAATGCCAACTAATAAGCGCAAGTGGAGCGCTACTAATGAGACTAGTCTGTCTCATGTTGGATAGCTAGCTATTGCAAGCAGACAGCAAGCGCTCCACGCGCGCGAGGCACGAGCAAGCACTCACCTAGCACACAAACAACCCCTTGACAAGCCTGCTAGGCTGGTCGTAGACCAACCAAAACCACCGAAGGGAACGAATCATGACCCGCTATCGCTGCTCACGAGTCGGACTCAACCACGCGCAACACTGGGCCGATGAGTGCCTAGACGCCGCAGAGGAGCGCCACGCGCACCTCTGGGCCACACTCCCCGTATACCGCTCGGAGAACGAGCGGCGCATCCTGGCCAACATCACCCAACGTCCGGCGCACTGATTGGATCTACGATCCAATACCCAACGGGACGGAGAGGAGGTAACACCATGGACAAGCTCAACCAAGCGGTAATCCGTTTCGACAACGCCGCCAGCCGGTTCGAGGAGGCACTTACGCACCTCATGCAAGCACAGACTGAGATGCGCGGCTGTGAAGAGGAGTACGCCGAAGCCGAGCGAGCCTATAACCGCGCGATAGCAGACAGTGAGCAGCTGCTAGAGCTATCCCAACTACTCCCCGGAGTGTGACGTCAGTCACAAACCATTGACTTACCTACCTACAGTGTGCGATGCTGTTAGGTGAGTACAACTATGCTCGAAAGGAGCGAACCATGCCAACTGTGACATTCCCACCGGAAATGTACGAGACGCCTAATGAGCTAGGGTGCAGAGACTGCCAGCGCCAGGTAGAGCAAGGGCTAGTAAGTGTTTACCTGTCACAGCCGAACGGCGACGCACGCCAAGAGGTGATGGCTAGACGACACCTGAACCCTAGCGGCCACCTAGGCGGATGGGTTGCTGAGACCGCTTGGGTGGATGCTCTAACGTATGTGGACTATGACGCCACCGTGCAAGATAGCGCATACGTGCGAGAAAGCTACCTGTCGGAGTTTTGCCACGTCACCGGGGCAAGTGAAATAATCCGGTCATACTTACGTCGCAACGTCGTGACCGTGGGTGGCGCTTACGTGCACAATTCCGATGTCCCGGCTAGCGCGCGGCTAGGCACGCTGGACAGCATTATCGGACAGGGCACGGAACCGCGACCACCTAGGCGCACTTGCTCACGGTGCCACCGTGGCTTAGTACTCAACCGTGACAATTACTCATGGTCCGATGCGAGGCAGCGTTTCAACACCTATTGCCGTCAATGTGCACGCGAGTATGCGCAGCAATACCGCGCTAGCGGACGGGAGTCATTGCGCCGTAGGCGTAACGCTGGAGAGACTAACGCGACCATCCCTCCCAGCGTCCGTAACTTCGGGGTAGA